CCCATGCCCGCCCGGTTTAGGTCTGTCGTCCAGCCTGAGAGCGTATGGGACGAGCTATCATCCGCGCCTGACGTACCCATAGGCGAGCTATTACGCGCACGCACGCCCCGCGTCAAGAGGCTCAGGAGGCGATGGGGGAAACTCGGGCGGCATTTAGTCGGAGGGGTGCCCTCACCGATGAACACCAAATTTGGGCCACCCTCCTTCCTAAATTATTCCACCCCATTCAGGGCATCGCACGCATACAGAGCTTCTTGGAGGTCGCTCACGGCTTCGCTCAGTCCACCCTGTGTGGTAGGGTCAATTGACGGCTTTGGGCACGCCTGCGGGGCTACCGTTGGCGCACAGGCCACGCTTGCACAAGCTGTCAGCGACAGACTTAGGCACGCGACCAGCAGCCCACTCAGCATTCTCTTTGAGAGCATTTCTCAATAACCTCTTGTTGGCATCGGCACGGGCGGATTGTACCGCGACCTGCTTCTGGATTAGCGTTATACGCTCCTGAGCACCCAGCAGGGAGGCCGTAGTCTCACTGAGCTGTACCCTTGTAGCGCTCAGCACCTGATACTGCTGGTAGGCCCCGTAGGAGACGGCACAGAACAGGAGGGCAAGGACTATGAGCGAGCCTGCCAGCCATTTAGTGACCGGGTTTACTGCACTGAGTAGGCTCATTTGTCGAGTGCTCCCTTGCTAGGTGGGTTGTCTGACACTGGCTTAGTGAACAGAATCATTTCTGCCTGCCGTCTCTCGACTAAGCCGTAGCAGTTGTTCTTCCTTACCGAGCAATCCTTGCCATCGACGAACTTCCAGCGAGCGAACTGTGCGGGCACAAGCTCCATCTTGCCTTCGTTGATGTAGAGGAACAGGGTAGAATTCTTGCAGGCTTGTACGCCTACGTTGTAGCAGAAGCTGATGAGTGCGGCTAACTGGTTAGAGTTAAGGATCGCAGGGAGGAACGGGGTAATAGCAGCCGCTGTAGCAGCAGCCTCACTATTCAGCATCCCGTAGCACTTCTCCTTTGAAGCCACAGGAGTGTTGGCAGTTACGCCCTTCGTCTCTCCGTAGCAGATAGTCCACACACCACCAGTATCCTGATAAGGTTTAGTAGACAGACCCTCGACCCCAACCAATACACTAACGGCCATGGCGACAGCAGCAAGCACTGTCTTGGCCGGGAATCTATTGATTGGGAACTTCATGGTGTACCTCGGTATTAAGTCAAGGTTACGACAGTGTTGACCGACTTACCTTGGGAGGTAGCGGTTACAGTGACAGTACCAGCGGCAGTACCTTTGATGGTAACTGCGATGTTGCCCGACGCATCAGTCACGCCGCTAGCAGCAGACAAGGTGCAGGTAGCAGCTTGAGCACCAGACTTGGTGAAGGTGACGGTCTGGCCGACCGAGTTGACACCGTTGGCCTTGACGTTAGCAGTGATTGTGGACACGGCGGTGTTGTTGGCGACGATGGAAGTCGGTGCAGCAGGGGCAGTGATGCTGTAAACAGGCGCAGCAGTGTTGACGTAGGACGATGCAGACGCGAGGAATGCACGGATGTCAACGAAGGCACGCTCAGGGTTCTGACCTTTAGCCACAGCAATCTCCGCTTGGGAGATAAGCCATGCCAGATCACGCCGAACTGCTTGGGCGTTACGAAGTTTACCGGGTGTAGCAAGGAGTGAAGCACGCATTGTCGTTATCTCCGACGGATAGTAGTAGGGAAATTAGCACGCACCCCGGTTGGGGAGTTGTAGCGATTCCGCGAGCGTGGGTCATCGAGCCATTTCTGGTACTCTTTGTCCCGTGCGCTCTGCACGTTACGGTCTTGGTCTTGTGCCAAGGCTGCAACGAACGGGGCCACTGCACCGGCCAGTGCATCAAGCCGGTCATCCTTCACCAGAGCGCCCTTGTTGCGGGTGATCTTGGTGAACTGGTGGATGAATGTGAAGAGTTGGCGCTTAGCGTCAGGCAAATGCCCAGTGCTAGCCCAGTCATCTTCGAGTACAGACTCGTCAAAGATCAACGAGCCACGGCCAAGGATGGGTTCGAGTACATCGCAAATGCGCTGTTCCTTCTGCCCAGTCTCGAACACGTCTTGTGTCTTGCCCATCCAGCCTGCTTTGCGCAGGAGCGGAAGGACAATCTGTGTGAAGGCACCGTAACCGAAGTTCTTCTCGATGTCCAACACGTCAGGATTCCAGCGGACCACCTCGGCTACGAGCTTGTCCATTGTCACCTGTTCATAACCACCCGGTACAGCGCCAATGCGCCGCACGAAGATGTTGCCACCCAACAGATCGACGACTGCGAATGCAGACTCGTCACCGTTGACGCCGCCACCAGCCGGGTCCACTCGCATACGACGGACTGTAGGCCGACTGCACTCGCGGGACACCTCTTGTGGGACGCTGACTACGAAGTTGTTGCTGCCTACCTTGTACGGGCGAAGGAAGTCCGGGGTCATGCCTCGGATCACCTGACAGGGAAGCAGGTCATTCAGCCTCATCACGACCATGTTCTTGGTCTTGAGCGGGTAACGCAGCTCGTCATTGAGCTTGGTCGAGAGCATGAACTGCAACTGGAAGGTCGCCGCGCCCTGCTTCTTCTCCTTGCCTTGGAGGGCCGCTTCATTCAGCAGCTCAGGGTCTGTTGGCTGGCCTCTGGTGCCGTCCAAGCCACCGCCCTTGACCAGACTACCATCACGATCTATCGCCGCCAGAATCGACGGAGCGAGCATCGTACCGTAGTGCTCACGCTCAGCCTCAGTCGGGTAACGACCGGGCCAGATGCGGACTGTGAAGCCCTGTGCAGGCAGGTCGTTGTAGATCGACTCGCTGGTCTGAGGCGTACCGAGGTACACGATGCGGCCATTCGACACGATGGACGAGAACTCTTTGACACGCTCGCGGATCAGCTCGCGCATACCCGCCGTGTTGGAGTTCTTCGGGGACTCGATGTCGTCCGCAATCAGAAGGTCAGCCCGCTTACCGGGCAAGTTACCAGTGATACCAATACAGGCAACACTAGGCGACTTGTCCACACCCTTGAGGGCATGGTGTACGTCGAAGGCTTCCACGGATGTCCGGTCGCCGTGCGAGGCGTCAGGGCGCAGGCACGTCAGGATGTCCATGTTCAAGATGATACGTGTGATAAGGGTGGACACTTCGTTAGCTTGTGTACCACCAGCCGACACGATAAGCACACGGGCCTTCGGGTTGTGGATCAAAGTCCACACGGCAAATAGAGCTGTGATCGTTGACTTCGCTTGTCCCCGTTGGGCCTGAACCATTAAGTCCTGTGGCCCATATTCGAGGAATGAGGCGATGTCTTTCTGTAGCCATGAAGTCCCAAACCCAAGGAACTTCATACCGACTTGTAGGAACGGGGTGAAGCTGCGGAAAGTGTCTTGCAGCATTGCGAGCTGCCGACGCCTTGGGTCTAGGATGTCAGTCATTGCACACTACCTGTGTTCATGTAGCCTTGGAACTCGGACATGATTGCATCCAGTTCGCCTTGCGGGACAATGCCCTTGGTCTGGGCCTTGAGGTCTGCTGCCAGATCACTCAGCTCCTTGTCGCCAGACGGATCAGCTTGGATACCGTTGTCCTTCAAGAAGGCACGGATAACAGCAGCGTCTGCGGAACTAAGAGCAACACGTAGTTCGAGATTCGGGTTCATAGCCATACGCATCTTCTCCGCCCAATACTCGGCAAAGAGTGCGTGCAGGCCACCTAAGACTTCGCTATTCGCTGCCATCTTTGTGTGCCTCCTTATACTTGTTCACCCTGTCGTAGATCAACAGAGCAAACTGCGTGAGTGTGTATAGCAAACCAACAGTGAGGGCCACCTTATCTAACGGCCATCCGAAGATGAGCCAGTCAGCGGTAGGCCCCGGTGCCATTGCCAGTCCGCCCGTCGCCACGACCGGGGTAACTTTTGCCGTGACAGTTGTGATCGAATCATGTACCGGGTCGGACATGGTAAATCTCCCTTAACTCAGCGCTTTAATTTGCGCCTGTAGTTCCAGCAACTTCGCTTGAAGTTCCTCGATAGTTGGCTGTGGTTGTTCAACTTGGATGAAGGGATTGGGGTCCGCAGCATCAGCGATCTTGCCGGTCTTAGTCCAGTCAAGGTATGTCAGGTAGTCTTTGTTCCCGGCGTCGAAGGGGATTACGGCCCCATCGACGTTACGGATAACAGAACTGCCGTTGTAGTGCAGTTTGTAATCGGCCATTATGGTTCACAGCTCGCTTGTACGAAGTCGCCCGCCGCAAAGTCGAATGCCACACCGCCAGCAGCACCGCCACCTTGGATAAGTTGGCGATAGCCCGAGACAGAAGCAGCGTCGTTTGACAGGCTGGTTAAGTTGGATACAGTCCAACCCGGTGCAACAGTAACCAAGGTTGGCGTTGCCTGCATCTGAGTTGGGAACAGGATGCGTTGGGAGAAGTAAACTCCTGCCACAGTCTGATACTCGTTAGCGCCCATGCTGTACATCCGCACGAAGTAGCGCTGTGCTTGCAGAAGCTCCAATGCCTTCGGTTTGAACTTAAACGGAGTAGCTACAGTGCCCTCTTCCAGTTGAGGAAGAATCAAGTTACCACTTGCAGCATATAGGATCAGGCTTGTTGCGCCAACACGGTCGAACGTGAAGGTAACTTGCCCAGCGCCGACCAGAGTTGCGATGGTGGTGCCATTGCGTTGCAGTGTAAGCGTAGCGCTCGACTGTTGGGACAGGGTGTACGAACCGCCAACCATAGTCTCCATGTCAATGATCTGACAGATTTGACCAGCGTTGATGCCGAGGAACTTGAAGCCCTGCGGTGCAGTCTGAGTGCCGGTTACAACAGTGGTGCCAGCAGCGCTGGAGCGCCAGCGGTCGTAGAAGTACACACCCGACGCAGCACTAGTCAATGCAGTCGAGTTGCGTTGACTGATCTGGAAGTCCGCATTGTCGAGGTAGTTGCGTGAACTACCTCTGGAACCCCACAATGCAGCAGCCTGAGCGATAGTGTAGCGGTCGTTTAGCTGTGCTTGCAGTTTACCTACGGCACCCATCACTGTATCGGCTGCAACAATCGCAGAGTTAGCACCAACGGCGTAACCAGTCAGCGGAGCAGCTCGCACACGGGCGTCTGTGTAGTACAGACGAGTACCCTCTGGCACGCTTGTGGTGGTGAGGGCAGCAAGTGTGGAAGCAGCAGCGTTGGCAGTAACTACGGCGGCGTTCGCGTTGGTGTTGGCAGTCGATGCGTTAGCAATCGCTGTGTCGGCCTTGGCGTCAACACCGTTAGCTGTAGCTGCTGCGGCGTTCGCGGTAGTCACTGCTGCACTCGCCTGAGAAAGCGCGGAGTTTGCAGTGGCCGAGATTGCGTTGGCAGTTGCTACGGCTGCGGCTGCATCAGAAGCTGCGTTGTTGGCAGCAGCAAGCGCGGCGTTGGCCGTTCCTGCAATGCCGTTGGCAGTCGATACCGCGCCATTGGCGACAGTCAGTGCGTTGTTGGCGGTTGCGTTAGCCGAAGCTACCAGAGCTGCCTGAGCGTTCGCAATAGACACCGCATTCTCTGCGGCTGCTGTAGCGGCTGCTGCGTCAGACGACGCCAGTGCTGCTGCTGCCGTGGCTGCGTTCGCTGCCGCCTGAGCTGCTGCGGCTGCGGCTACCGAGTTGGTGGCTACTGCTGCTGCGGAGTTGGCGATTGAGATTGCAGAGTTGGCGAGCGCAGTGGATGCGTTGGCTGTGTTGATTGCTGTGTACGCGAGAGTTACTGCGTTGTTCGCATCGACGACTGCGCGAGTTGCTTGGTCGGATGTCTCTTGTACGATGAAGATGTTCTGCCGGTTCGACAAGTCGAGGTCGGCTTCTGTAACAGTTTGGCGGGACTTGTAGTCCACCAAGTTGTATTCATCCTGCGTGGCGCGGTAGATGCGGACGATGTGTCCGTTGGCTGCGACAGGAGTAACACGGAAAACGTTTGGCGAGATTGCAACACAAGTCTTCTGTACAACAATCTCAGCAGTTGTGCTAGTTGCAGGAGTAATCTCTTGCGCAAGTACATCTGTCGAGTTAAGGTACGGAGTTGTGCCGCTAACTGCGTCAGGACGGTTGCCCTTAAAGCTAACGGTCCAATCAGTCTGGACGCCATTGGCGGTAAACTCATTGGATGCCAAGTATTCGACGGCCATTTAATTGACCTCCTTCAATAGTGTCCAGATAGTAGGCCAATAGCTCGTCCTTGAGCCATTGGTTATTTATTGATCGACAGCATTAAGCAGTGGGACCATGAAAGGCAAGTTCTGCCCCGGCAATGCACGAAGCAATTCCCGAGGATCACGTTTCTGTACAGCCCCAATAACGCCGCTGGCATAGCCCAGAGCCGGGATGGCTTCGAGTGCCGAGCCTTGTTGGCCGCTGCGACCACCCGACAGTGTATGCCCGGTGAGTGCAGCGCCTGCGTCGATGATGTCACCTGCTGCGCCCGACAGCGTGGTGTAGTTCAACAGCGAGCGTGCGAACATGGCTGGTGCCAGTTGCTTAGCAAGATACTCTTCCTTGTCCTCACGGCCCGCAGCGTTAAGCTGTACGCGAGCCAGAGCGATAGGTGCAGCAATTGCCATGCTACCGAGCAGAAGCCCAAACGCCTTGATGGTGCCTTGGTCCACTCGCTGTCTGCTCCACTGTTTCTCCATCGAAGTGATCGAGAAGGTGCGGAACTGTGTCATGATACGCAGCAGGTCATCGTGCGCCCACTTGCCAGTCTCACCAATGAAAGTACCTTGGATGATCTGCTTGGCCCCACGGTGAACAGCCTGCACGTACTCGTTCATAGCGCCAACATCTTTACCCTTGGTGATGTCAAGCGAAGTGACGTTGCCTTGTGCATCGAATGTAGCGATGTTTGGCAGGTCAGCTTGGATGCGCTCACGCAAGTTGGTGTTGATGCCCATGCTCAGCAGTGCCGAGTTCTCCTGACCGTCCTTGAAATACTTCATCGACTTCATCACGATCTGTTCCGACATGCCCCGGACTTGCGCCGAGTGAACATAGTGGAAGCCAGACACCCACGGCATAGCTTGTGAGCCAGCGCGGAGGATACGGTCGAACGCATTGAGGTCGCCAGCGCCCCACACCTGAGTGTTGTCCATTTCTTGATGCGGGAAGATCACGTTTGTGTCGTGACCAATAGGACCACCGACCAGCTCGATGCTCGACAGCAGATCGCTGTGACGGCCCAAGCGTACATCGTTGATCATCCGGGGCAAGGCTGCGATAGACTTGAGTGCGCCACTCAGACCGAGCAGCGGGATGGCGTTGCTGAACTCTGCCAACTGGTTGAATGCCATACCACCAAGCATCGACATAGAGCCGAGCAGGCGGATATTGCCCAGTGCCTTGTTACCAGTGCCCGGTAATGGGCGACCGTAGAACTCGGCGGCGATCTGGTCGAACGCCTTGATTTCGTCCAAGGTTGCTGGCTTGCCGTTAGGTCCGAAGTCAGCCAGTGTGCGGCGCAGCATCGTCATGCTGTGTTGGCCGTAGATGCCGAAGTTAGCCAGTGCTACGTCACCGCTTACGCGACGGCTGTAGTTCTGGTACAGGGAGGCATGGTCATGCTCGAAGGCGTCGGAGATACGGAAGGTATCGCCAGCCTCTGTAGTGATTTCACGATCAAGGTCGAGGTCGAGACGGGCTTTGGTGTGACGTGCGCCACCTCGTGCAAACTTGCCCATCAGTTTCTCAATCTCGTCGTCCGGTACGTCACCGGCCCGCATCACGTCGCGGATGATGTTGCTTGCTTCGTCGCTGTACAGGTTGGCTGGTACGCTTACGCCGCCACCAGACTCCATACGCGCACGCTCGATGTAGCCTGTAGCGATGCGCTCAGCGAACTTGCGGTCGCCCCACTGCTCGTCAAGCTGGTCAGCAAATTCCTTTGCCAACGCACGACGTTGCTCGTTGGTGCTACCCCGCGCCCACTTCACCGAAAACCGGCGAGGCGCGTAACCGCGAGAGCTATTACCAAGACGTGCAGCGCCAACAGTATCGCGGGCCTGCTGGTCGATACGCTGACGCTCGTAACCAGCTTCGAGCTGATCGACATAGCCGCGTACATCCGGGTCGCTTTCGCGTGGTGCTGCACCCTCTTGGCGACTGCGGATTTCCGCATCGACTTCCCTTTGGAATCTGTCACGGAGTTCTCCAGACAGCTGATCTTTGAACAGATTGCCGTTGTTGCGTCCACGATAAGCAACGTAGTGTTGCTCTGCAAGGTGGAGGTATTCATCGTACTGCCGTTGCAGCAGGTTCTTGTCCAGTGCCGCCGTCCGGCCACGGCCAAATGCACCAGTTGTGTTCTCCAACAGAACGCCTGCGATCATGCGGGCGGTTGGGTGTTCCGACTTAGCCAGCAACAGGCCAGTGGATGCGAGCCACGGCATCTTGCCCAGTATGCTGTCGATGCGTGCAACGTCTACAGGATTGGCGTTAGACCAAGCCATCGAACGTGCTGCAATCTCTTGGAGGATTTGAACGTCGGCCTTGTTGACAACCAACGATTCGTCGATGCCCCAGTTCTGGCCCACGGTATCGCGGGTAGCCTTTGGCATCAGGTAGTCAGCAGGCGGCAACACACGACCATCAGCATCTGCCAGCACGCCGTCAGCTACCGGCATAAACCGTTGGCTGTTAGCTACGCGAGCATGCACGATGTTCATTGCACCGTTGTACCGTTCTTGCATCAGGTTGTCCAGCTCAGCTTGTACAGCGGCTGGGCTAGGCTCAGCACCGACACGGGCCGACACTTTGCTGATGTCGTTGAAGCTGTCCTCTACGGCGTTGTCCTGAATGCGTGCGCCAACGTCCTGCACCTCGCGAGCCATGTCGCGGGAGTACATGTCAGTGGTGTAGCCGCCCTTCACTTTACGGGTGACGGTGGTTTGGATGCGGATCGGCTGTTGGAACAGCTCGTCGCTCAGGCCAACAGCTTTCAGGAACGCTGTGTTCTCGTTAGCACCGAAGCCGAGGATACGGCGGACGGTAGTAACCAGTGAGTTCAGCAGCGACTTGCCTTCCTTGCTGACAGGGATGCCGTGCAGGAAGTCGTGGAAGTCCTGCGCACCTTTCTTGCCGCTGTACAGGCCGCTGACGAACTCGTCCACATTCTTCAAGTGGTAGTTCTTGAAGCCAGTGGCCTTGGCCTTAGCCGATGCAACGTCGAACAGTGCGTCAATTTCTTTGGTCAGTGCGCCGATAGCGGAATCCGGGTTGGCACGACCGTAGCGCAGACGGTCAAACGACATCGCGTGTGCAGCTTCGTGCAAGCCAACCCACTGATCCTCGCTGTTCTTCCACCGCTGATCTGACAGATTAATCTTCTGCTCGCCAGCGTCATAGTGGTCGGCTGTCTGGCCTTTCCGGTACACGCCGTCACCGACGAATACTGGCACGTCGTCAGCACCCATAAGGGACTTCATCCGAGCCGCCATGGTTGCAATCAGCGGGTCTTCGCTGCCTTCCAAATGGGTGAGCATTTCCCGCATGCCGGTAGGCGAGCCTTCCATACGCTTGCCCAGCCGAGGTTTGGTGCCGGTGTAGTCAGACGACTGGAGAGGGGCCAGCTCAGGCTCGCGTGGGGCCTGTGCGGTGACTTCATCCTGAACCCGGCCAACGATACTCTCGTCAAGCTCGGCCTCTGGAACCTTCGCAGCAGCCCTGTCACGGGCCTCTTTCATCTGTACGTGCCCATCCATGAATTGTTCATCCATGGTGCGAACCACGTCATCGGTGGCCTGCTTGACACGGGCGTCGAAGCCCTCAGACTGGGCACTGTGGATGCCGAAGGCAGCGCCAGCGCCGCCGAAAGCCATACCGAACCCGGCAGCAAAGGCATAATCCCGGTCGGTCACATGGCCCCCAGCGGCGTCCAGAGCGGCAGTGATAGCCACGTTCCCGACAGCGCCCTCAGCGGCCCCGAGGGCCACGCCCTTAACGATGTTGCCAGCCTGCAAAGCAGCCCGTGCGCCGAACCCGGCCACCTGAGCAGCCTTGCCTACGCCCAACCCAAGGCCCCAGCCAACAGGGTCCATCAGGCCAGCAGCGCCGCTGGATGCGAACGCCCAGCCCATGCCGTGTACGCCGAGCTTGCGGTTAGCGTCGAGGTTGTTCTTGACCACCTGCATGCGGTTGGTTTCGTCCTGCAACGACACGCTCTCACGCATGAACTGGCGGTCAGGCTCAGACAAGCCCTGCTCGATAGCATCACGGCGCGAGGTGTAGTCGTATGCTGGATCAGCAACGGGTGTTTCCTTACCGAGCATGTTCAACAGTTGTGGAACTACGGTCTGTGTCTCGAATGCAGCCTTGACCTGATCACCGAAGCCTACAGACTGTTTGTACTTCTCGTCCTCAGCTTGTTGCTGGGCGATAGTCTTAACAACGTGCATGCTGTCGTCGATGTTCGGAGTGTTCTCGTTAGCTGTTGCCTGTTTAGTGGCAGCAGTGTACGTGTTCTCCTTGATCTTGCTGATGATGTCCAAGCCCGACTGCTTCAAAGTGTCGAGGTTAGCGCCTGCTTGTTCCAATGCTTCGCCATGACCAGACATAATCTGGATGGCTGCGCCTTTAGCAAAGCCAGTTAGCGGCACTGCCTTCTCTTTAGCTGCTGCTTTGTTCTGTGCGCGCAGTTCTTGAATGGTTGCGCCGTCCCGAGGTGTAGCTTTGTCGGTTGCACGGTCACGATCCATGCGGTCGCCATAGCCAGACGGGGTAGCCTGAATGGTTTGAGCGTTCTGGATACCGGCGTCTACTTGTTGGGTGTTCTTTGCTTCGATAGCTGCGTCGGCAACTACTTGATCTTGGATAGTCTTGATGTCCA